GTCGAAAAAATTTCAGCTGTTACCCGTGCCGTGGCACGAGATAGCCACTCCGCGTGGCTTAACCCCAGTGTACTGCTGCTGATAGCGGATCCCTACACCCCGACACTATCTCTGACAGATAACTGTCCTTACCTTGTACGGCGTGTATAGGCACGCCGTAGCTCTTGGCAAGTGACACCTTTGTTCCTGAAAATAGGTGTCTGAACATACCATACTGCTTTGCTTTCAGTCTCATATTATCGTCAACTAACGTCTTTTCAACGTATAGTCCGAATCGATAATCTGCTGACCTGTCATAAACAGCCAAGTTTGTTCTTGTTAGTATTGTTTTGAAGTAATTTGATAATCCATACTTCTTGGATATGCGCCTAGAAAATGTGAAACATCCTGGTAAAATTGGCAAACGTGGTTCATCCTTTAATGAACCACTGCCGTCTACCTTAATCCTAGTACGATGATAGCGTTTTTCAAGCGCTCTATCACTGACATCATTGCTGTACCCCCCTAGGCTAACGTGTATATTTTCCATGTCCAGTATGTCAGAAAAGTTGAGGTCCCACTTGTCACAAGTGAATTTCAGTTGTGCTTTGTAAAGACGTTCCACCACTTTCCTATTGCCCTTTCTGGACAATATCTCTTGCTTTCTGGTATAAATAGAGCGCAAAATAGAAACCGGGTCATTAGGAACTACAGTTTCTGTAGGTCCGTGTACAAACGTAGCTATTGAACGTGCTAAATACTGTGAGCCTGTTCCAGTACGATGGTCCACTCTTAAAAACTCAGCAATAGCGCCAAGAAAACACTTAGTATTTTGAAAGCGCACATTCTTGCTGACTGCATTGTATTCTAGCTGCTGCACTTGCTTTAAGCTAGTAACCGCACCCAGGATATCATCTCCGTTGTGAGTGGTAGTGATAGGTGTTTTCTCCGTAATCACCTGAGTATATATGTAATTGAGTATAGTATTCATAAAAGTTGTCAGGCGCCAGCCTGATAGCAAAGTACCTTCTGCTTTATAGCGGACACCATCGCCCCCAGTAATGTACATATTTTCCAAGGATTGTCGCACCCAGTATATGGCACGTAATTGATCTAGTTCTAAGTACGTTTTATATGTATATAAATAAGCGTCTAGTACTGCCTGCATACTAGACAAGCTGTGTTGTGAATTGAAATCTTGAAAGTCAAAACAATAGGGCACACCATCTCTCAAAACCTGTTCAACGGTACGTGAGACTTTTGTAGCCTCCGCTTCCACACCAATTGGGAATAAACCAGCCAAAAGTTCTTCACAACCCGCCAAACCAAAACTGGACATAATAAAATTAGTATTATCTACACCATATATAGCTCTGTTCTTTCCCCATTCATATTTCTCTGAAGACCTTGCACACATCTCAGGTTTCCTATCAAAGAAATGAGAGAAGTCATAGTCTGGCATAGCATTAAAACCGTAAAATTTATGCCTCATAGTGTGCTCTTTATGTCTAAATTTATCATCTTCAGGATACTGGCTATTATAAGCGCCGGTCGGACTCCACTGCCAGCGTGTTGCCCAAAAATTATCCCAACTGTACCTTTTTGGCCTGCCTTTTAGCCGTATTAAGTTCTTAAAAAGTCGTGCTGCGTGATTAAATATTATATTTGAGTCAATGTTGACAACATTCAGTTCTACTCGATTGCGACGTTCCTGCGCCCAATCCACAGTACCAACCCCCCTATTGACTAGAACCTCTAATTCGAAGAAGGGTGTTAAATCGAGTGGTAGCAAATTCTGTAGCGCTTTGAGTTTTAAAGTGAATTTATTTTTTATAGAATGCATAAAGCCCTCGTACCCATCGAATTTCCAGTCAAGGAA